GGTGGTAACGGTGGTACAAGCATCTCTGGTGCTACTACTGACACTGCTGCTGGTCTTGTTGACTCGCTCTACGCTGTTGCTCGCTCGCTTGACGAGAAAGACGCTCCAGACGAAGGTCGTTTTGCTATCCTGACTCCTTCTCAGTACTACACTCTCCTTACTTCCGACAACGTTGCAATCAATCGTGACACTGGTGGTGTAGGTAATGTTGCAACTGGTAAGATCGCTCAGGTCGCTGGTATCAACCTCTTCAAGAGCAACCACCTCGACAGTGTTATCAACCTTGGTGACGCTTCTGCTGTTGCTACTGACGACGGTGCATCTAACAATGATGTGTTCGGTGCTAGCGGTGCTGGCTACAACGGTGACTTCTCTGGTCTTGCCTCTGGCGGTGCTAAGGGATTCCTTGCAGGTACTAAGGAAGCTATCGGTACTGTTAAGTTGCTCGACTTGGCTACTGAGTCTGAGTACCAGATCCAACGCCAAGGTACATTGTTTGTTGCTAAATACGCAATGGGCCACGGATCTTTGAGGCCAGAATGTGCTGTGAAGGTTCTTCCTGCATAGTAATTAACAATTAAGCGGAGCCCCTTGGGACAATCCCCTTGGGGCTCTTTTTAAACCACACAACCCACTATCTATTTGAAAGAAACTAAACAGTGCCGCATTTGCAAAGAGGACAAGCATCTCAGCGAATACCATGTTCACAGTCATAAGACTGGTAAGTTACGCAGTGAGTGTAAGGCTTGTAGACGTAGCAATGATCTCAACCGCACTTATGGGATTAATGCAGATGAATATAATGCCCGTCTAGAATCCCAAAAAGGTGTTTGCGCTATTTGCGGCACAGACACGCCCACAGAAAACCATGACGAAACTCGTCCACATCTTTACGTAGACCATTGTCACACCTCAGGAGCCGTTAGAGGTCTCCTATGTAGTTCCTGCAATACTGGTCTCGGACTTTTCAAAGACAACCCTGAGCGCCTAAAAGCCGCCATTCAATATTTAACAAAGTAAATAATATGCCTACAACCTCGCTCTCTACGACTCTCCTTGAGTCTGTAAATATCGTCCTTGCTAACTTAGGTGAGTCTCCAGTTAATTCTCTTTCTGGTGGTGCTCTGCCACAGCAAGTGTCGCTGGCGTTAAACACTATTGAGGAAGTAAGTACTGACATCCAGTCTAAAGGCTGGTGGTTCAATCAACAAACAGGAAGCAACTACGACACTACTGCCAATGTTGTTATCTATCCGAGTAATACCACTAACGAGTGGAGTTCGGACATCCCAGAGGAAGCACGACGGTACATCACAATCCGTGCTTCTCGCATCGCACAAACACGATTAATTGGCTCAGAAGAGCTACAAAAATTTAGTTACAACGAGGAGCTAGTAAGTCTAGCAATCCTCCAACAAGCTCACGTCCGTAACTCCAATGGAACCCTAGACTTTAACTCGTTCCCAGCGGAACTCAGAGGTCTTGGAATGGACGAGGTTATGTTCCTTCAAGGGAACGTAGAGGAGAAGATTGGAACCCTACGTCTCGGTGGTGAACTAGCTAACATCGCTAAGACTAAAGCTGAGACAGACCTCATAGCTGACCAAGAGGCGCTTGTTGCCAAACAAACATTAACCGAGATTCAGAATGCCCTCAAGGTTATTGCTGAAACTTCCTTAATTAACGACCAAGAAGCGTTAGTTACTAATCAGGCTCTCACAGAAGTAAAGAATGCTTTAAAGGTTGTTGCTGAAACTTCCTTAATTAACGACCAAGAAGCGTTAGTTGTTAAACAAGCGTTGACTGAAGTCGCTAAAGCAACAGACATTGGAGCTGATACTACCATCAAAGGTAAACAAGGCTCTTTAATTGACAAGCAAGCTCTTACTGAGATTCAAAATGCCTTAAAGGTTGTTGCAGAGACTTCCCTCCTCGGTGAGCAGGAAGACCTAGTAGAAGCACAGGCATTAGATGTCGCTGCTGATACAACCCTGAAAGGAAAACAGGGTTCCTTAGTAGATGCTCAGGCTACGGATGTAGCTGCTGATACTACTCTCAAGGGAAAGCAAGGTTCCTTGGTAGATGCCCAAGCTACAGATGTCGCTGCGGATACCACCCTGAAAGGTAAACAAGGGAGCCTCGTTGATGCACAAGCTACTGATGTAGCTGCTGATACTACTCTCAAGGGCAAACAAGGGACTGCTCTTGATGCTGACACAGCCTTAAAGACCTCCCAGAAGACCCAACTAGACGCCCAGACTGCTATCGAAGTCACAGCCGAAAAAGCTTTCTACGATGGTGTGGTAGCGGGTACTCAGGATACATACAGAGACTACGCCGCTGAAATGCGTATGATGGGTATTCAAGAGAGTGCTATTAACGTTCGAGGTGAGATTCCTTTCCAACAGACGCCTGCCTACAAGAAGGTAGAGATGCTGAAGGATGCTGCTAAGTTACGCCTAGCGACAGCTACGGAGACAGGCACAGACGCCACAGAGCTTTCTGAAGTCAACAAGGTGATGCGCTTTATAGGTGAGCCTCCTGTGACAGCTCTTAACGACAACTCCTTAGCCTCTGAGTGTGTTCGCCTACTGCGTGACACCGACACAGAGCTACAAGGGCGTGGTTGGTGGTTTAATACCGAAGAGGACGTAGAACTCACTCCAAATGGAAGCGGTCAAATAATTATTAATAACACCATGCTTTCCGTGGAAGCTTATGATTATGATACGCGAATGGAATTCGGAGGTTACCTCTACGACCTTAATAAAAAATCAGCCAATAATTGGACTTCGCCTATCAAAGCTAAGGTGATTTACAAGCGCACTTTATCTTATACCCCACAGAAATACCGTGAGTATCTCAGTGTTCGTGTGGCTATCCTATTGACCGAGTTATACCCACAAAGCGGTGTAGACATCCAGCGTCTTCCTAAGATGGAAGCAGAGCTACGGGCTTACTTTAAAGACCGTGAGTTTGATGATGCTAATTACTCAGTATTTGACAACTATGACGCCGCCTCCAGAATTGGTATTAACCGTAACTACGACCTTACATAATGGCTTTAATTAACACTAGTGTTCCTAACCTTATCCAAGGTGTCTCTCAGCAACCTGATGCCACTCGTTTTGATGGTCAATGCGAGGAGCAGGAAAACGCTCTAAGCTCTGTTGCAGAGGGACTGAAGAAACGTCCTAACACTCGGCACGTTGCTAGGTTGTTGCAGACAGCTATTGATGCTGATAGCTTTGTTCACTTTATCAATCGAGATGATAACGAGAAGTATGTAGTTATCCACACTGGTTCGGGGATGGAAGCTTGGAACATTGTGACTGGTGTTAAGTGCTCAATGAATGGAAGCACATCCGCTCTTACTCCTCCAACTTATCTTCAAACAAGCACACCCAGAGAGAGTCTAAAGGCCCTTACGGTGGCTGATAATACATTCATAGTAAATAAAGAAGTCAGCGTCTCTCTATCACAAACTAAGACACCAGCACTCGAAAAGAAGGGCTTTGTTTATATTGCTCAAGGAGACTATGAGAAGAAATACGAAGTTACTATTGGAGGCAACATAAGCGGAGCCGTTGCTTCTACCGTGGCTACATTCGATGTAACCGTATCAGATAAATACTATGGTAGTGGGTGGGAAATGTTCTACATTGACGCTATATCCATAACAAATGCTGGGGAAGGATACCCCGCTGGGACTCCCACCGAACTTACCGTAAACATTGATTTCGGAGACCTTGGCAGCTACATTAACGGGCAATGGACTTACGCTAACACAGTGGTTCAACCTGTTGTTGAAATAACATTAGTGGATGATGGCACGGGAAACGGCACTAAGAAAGTTGGAAGCGTAAGCATTACCGAGCAAGGGACTTTTGGACAACACGACACGCAAGTATCTGGAGGTGATTTCGCATTCGACTACAATGCAAGCGTGTCTTTAACAGTGCAAGGGGACATAGCGACAGGGGCTACCCATGTATTTTCAACAATCGGCACACGGAACTCTGTCTCAGCAGATGCCTCTACAGACAACATTGCCAAGTCGTTATTAAATGACAGCTATGAGGGTTACCATTTTCATACAGTAGCTTTTAATAGTGATACGATATTTGACCCCGCTGGTGCTAATCACTTAACAGCAACCAGAGAAGGATATACAATAATCATCGAGCATAATGAGGTTGAGGGTGATTTTTCCTTAACTACCGATGATGGGTTAGGCGGAAGCGGTATCAAAGGTATTTACAAACGCACCGACTCACTAGCGGATTTACCTACAAAAGCTCCTAATAACTTTGTAGTAGAAGTCGTAGGAGATGCGGACCTAGACCAAGATAATTATTGGGTGAAGTTTACCACACACAGTGGGCTAGACTACGGGGACGGAGCTTGGGAAGAAACCGTAGCTCCTAATATATCCGAAGGCTTTGACGTAAACTCTATGCCGATGACTATCCGAAGCACTAACCTTAATACACTTGAGGTTGTTGCATTAGATTACGCCAAGCGAGCAGCAGGGGACGAGGAGACAAATCCAAATCCATCATTTGTTGGTAAATCTATCAATGACATTGTATTCTTTAAAAATCGCTTAGGATTTATTACTGACGACAGTGTGGTGTTCTCCGAAGCTGGGGAGTTCTTCAACTTCTACAGAACCACGGTATCTTCCCTACTCGACTCCGCTCCAATCGACATTACCGTAAGTAGTACCAAAGTCACCAATCTGAAGTCTGCTACTATCTTCCAAGAGAACTTAATGTTGTTTGCTGACAACGTGCAGTTCGTGATGAAAGGTGGTGACTTGTTCACACCTAAGACTGTCTCAGTGTCTCCTACAACTAACTTCAGTTTGGATGACTCTGTTTCTCCTACTCCACTAGGTTCCTACGTCTACTTCCCGT